CAGCAGGGGAAGGTTGAGCTATGTCAAATGAAGTTTTTGTTATGTCGAAGGGCTTGGAGATTGACGCCGAGATCATTGATGCCGTGTTTGACTTTATGGATGAATGCCACGACGAAGGATACAACGCTGCGCAAATCATGGTTGCGATGTTGTGCGTGGTGCAGATGATACAGGAATCCGCAAGCACCTCGCAATCTATTCACTGATCGTGTATGATATGGGTGAGCTTTTCCATCGGAGGTGAGCTTTTCCATCGCAGGGGTTCAAATGTCTATTCGCTTCTCAATCAAGGCCGACACCGACCAGATGTACAAGAAGTTGGACAACTTGGCGCGGCGTCAGATTCCGTTTGCTGTTGCCAGGGCTGTCACGCAAACAGCGGTGAAGGTACGGAACGAGGACATCACCCGCGAATACACGCGCACATTTGAGGCGCGAAACTTATCTTTCATCATGGCGGTTCACCGGGTGTACGGCGCCAACGCATCGTTCACCAAGCGCACAGGGATGGCTGTGGCGTCCATTCAGCCTGTTGATGACCCAGTGCCAGCCGGAACAACGCAGTCTGCTGCTGGCGCACCCCAAGGCACAAAGAAAACCAGAGCTGGCACGCAGTTTATGAAGCGGCATGTCAAAGGTGGGATAAAGACATCTGGGCGCACAAAGCTGGCCATTCCGGTCACTGGTGCGAAGCTGACCAGGCGGCGGTCTGGCTCGATGGAAGGCGCGATGACAAAGGCGTCAAAGCCAAAACAAATTTTAGCCCGTAAGAATACATTTATTGGAACCAGCAAGCGCACTGGCAATAGCATGATTATGGAGCGCACTGGCACAAAGAAGAATGCAAAGGTGAAGGCGCTTTATACGTTGGCACCAAGCGCAAAGATTAATCGCGTTTATGATCCCCTGCCAGCGGCGAAACGCGGCATCGCGCGAACTTTCCCCACACTTTTCCGCAAATCTTTTGTCGGCGCGCTGCGCACCGCGAAAATTCGCGGCTGAACTTTTCCCTCGGTGGGGTGAGCTTTTCCACTGGTGAGCTTTTCCCTCGGTGGGGTGAGCTTTTCCCTCGGTCATGGTTTTGTGCGTTTTCGGTGGCGTTTTCTTGCCCGCTCGCCGCGCTGCGGCATGATTTTGACGCCGCGTCGCAGCATTTTGGCGGGCTGATTTAATTGAAAAATAATTGGAAAATGCGCATTTTTTTCTTGATGATATGCGCAAAGCATATTAGAAACATATTAAGCGGTGACGTTGCCGCGATAACAGGAGAAAAAACAATGTGCAAAGAATGTAGAACATACCCGCAAATGGCCGCGCTTGGCGCAATTGATTGTCACTATAAAATAGCGGGCGAATTTGTGGTCGGAATTTTTGGCGTCATGTTATTTGCCGCGCTTGTCTTTTACGCGCCCGCGCTTATGGCAACCGAATTCTGGACCGATACATGCGGCTATGGTGTTTTCAACAATTGGTTTGAGGTTGGTTACTATTTCCAGACATCATCAAGCCCGCTTTGCGACGCTGCACAAATTCAATCGCAATCAATCACAAAATAAACAGAACAAGTAAAAGAGGAATAAGACAATGAGACAAGAACAAATTGTTTGGATGGATAAAGAGCAAATTGCCGCCATGATTGATATCATAAATAGCGACATTCAATATTCAAGCTTTGATATTCCAGATTTTGATGACGTTGAATTGATGGCGTCATATAAAATTCGCGCCGAATTGTTGGCAATGTTTAAACAAGAATTAAGAAAATAAGGGGAAAAATCATGGAATATACAAGTAAAGCAAAATTCATAGCGGACCTGGAAAGCAAAAAAATTCCCGGCGTTATTCTATGGCGCGGCGCAAGTGCAATTGACGGCACGCCAATTGTATTGGTCGCAAACCGCTTTGACGCTAAAAGCGGGAACGAAAAAACCGGGGCAATGGTCCAAACCTGGATATTGCCGGATCCGCATGCGGCCGGGATTGAATGCACCGGGTCGCGCCCGGCAAAAATTATGTCCTGGTTAAAAGAGACGGCCGCGCAATCAATTTGTGGTGATTGCCCGCATGCATGGCAATATAACGCCGCGACCGGGCAAAATGAAAAGGGGACATGTTATGTCCGGGAATATCAAGCGCCGGCCGCGACATTGGGCGGCGTATATCGCGGCGCCTATCCGATAGCGGGTATTGATTTCCCTGCCGCTTGGATTGCCGATATTGGCGCGGGTCGCGATATACGCGCCGGGTCTTATGGGGACCCGGCCGCATGCGCGCCCGAAATTTGGGCGGCGTTTATGGAAAAATGCGCGGGCCGCACGGGATATACTCACGGCTGGAAAAGCGCGTTCCCGGCATTTAAACGGAATGCATGGCGTTTGCGCAGTTTGCTTATGGCGTCATGTGATAGCGCCGCCGATTTACGCGCCGCCCGCGACGCCGGGTATCGCGGCTTTTATGTTATCCCGCATGGCGCAATCAATACGCGCGCAGATATAAAAGCGGGCGCAATTGTACCCGGTGCAATGGTATGTCCAGCGTCAAACGAATTTGAGGCAATCACCGGGCGCGCGACATCATGTATTGATTGCGGCGCGTGCAGTGGCGCGGCTGGCAAGGGGTCGCGCATGCCAGATATTATTATTGCGGACCATAGCACGAAAAAGCGCGGCAATGCCGCAAAATTGGCGGCGTCATGTCCAGCGGCCGCAAATATGCTGGCAAATATGGGGGAACTAGCATAATGGAAAAAACCTGTAACCTTTGCGGCATTGCAATCATGCTGGCAATCATGGCGCTGATTTAAACGCGCCGTCATAAACTAACATCAAGCCCGCCATTGCGCGGGCTTTTTGCTGCGCGCTTGCCGGTCCGCTTGCCGGTCCGCTTGCCAGCCCGTTTGCCAGGCGAAAACCGCGCCGCGAAAATATCGCCGTACAATGCCCAAACCAATCGCGCCACCCGATAGGCCCGCCGGATATTGCGGCAATGAGCGGCTCTAAAAAGGGGCCGTTTTTAAGCCGTTTTAAGCGCGGTTTGCGCAAATATGACCTGGCACCTATGCGGACGCCTATCCCCCACTCAAATCGGCGCATAATGGCGCTCAAGCGGGTCCTCCGGCCAAGATGCCCTGCGGGTACGCGCGAGGCACGTTTGTTTTTTAGCGATAGAACTGTATATATGGAGGTGTCTGCGAAAGGATAGCACAAAATGTCTAGCGTGTCAGAATTAGCTGCGCATCTTCAAACAAGCACGAAAACCGTGCATGATATGATAAATAAGGGGATTATCACCAAGCAAGAGCGAGGAAAGTACGACATTGACCTGGCTCGCAAGGAATACATCCTGCATGTTCGCGAAATAGCCGCTGGCCGAGCAAAGGTTGGCGATCTTGATCTGCAAGAGGAGCGAGCGCGGCTGGCAAAAGAGCAAGCCGATGCCAAGGAAATGGAAAATGCTGTAGAGCGCGGCGATCTTGTGTATATTGAAAATGTAGCTAAACAGTTTGAGTTGCAGCTAACCAAGGTCCGAACCAAGTTGTTGGCTGTTCCGACGAAGGTTGCACCTGAAGCTCACATTGCTGCGACGGTCAAAGAGGTCCAGAGTTTGATTGAGGCTGAAATAGTAGAGGCACTGAATGAATTGGTCGGATACGATAAAGAAGCAGCAAGCGAAGAAACTTGATTCTCGCCTGTCTTCGGCCATCGCAACGGCACTAAAGCCGCCGCCGAAGCTAAATGTCAGCCAATGGGCTGATAACTATCGCCAGCTTTCAAGCGAGAGTTCTGCTGAAGCTGGTCGATGGACGACATCACGAGCGGAATATCAGCGCGGAATGATGGATGCTGTCTCTGATCCCAATGTCGAAACAGTGGTCTTGATGACGGGAGCGCAGATCGGCAAGACTGAGCTTATCAATAATGTTGTGGGTTATCATATACATCAAGACCCGGCTCCGATGCTGGTTGTGCAGCCAACTCTGGAAATGGCGCAAACTTGGTCAAAGGACAGGCTATCTCCGGCGATCCGAGATACGCCCGTGCTATCTGAGAAGATCAAGAATCCGAGATCAAGAGACAGTGGCAATACAACGCTGCATAAGGTCTTCCCCGGCGGACACGTCACAGCCTGTGGTGCAAACTCGCCCTCATCGCTGGCATCTCGCCCATGTCGGGTAATTTTGTGCGATGAGGTTGATCGGTATCCGCTTTCTGCTGGGACTGAAGGCGATCCAGTGTCGTTGGCCAAGAAGCGTTCAACTACGTTCTGGAACCGCAAGATTATCATGGTCAGTACACCAACTGACAAGGGTGCAAGCCGGATTGAGGCTGCGTATGAAGAAAGCGACAAGCGCAGATATTTCGTTCCGTGCCAAGACTGCGGGGAGCATCAAGTCCTAAAGTGGGCAAATGTGAAGTGGGAAGAGGGAAAGCCTGCTTCTGCGGAGTATATTTGTGAGCATTGTGGGAGCTGCTGGAACGATGTGAAGCGTTTTGCGGCTGTCAGGTACGGTGAGTGGCGCGCTACCTCCGAGGGCGATGGAAAAACTGCTGGTTTCCATCTCTCTGGCCTATATTCGCCCTGGACGCCGATGGAAGACACGGTGAGGGACTTTCTGGCCTCAAAGAAAGACCCAATGAGGCTTAAAACCTGGGTGAACACGTTTCTGGGTGAGACATGGGAAGAGCAAGGCGATAGGATTGATGAGTTCGACCTGATGGATCGCCGGGAAGATTGGGGCGATGAGTTACCGTCGGAGGTCTTGCTGATGACTGCTGGCATCGACGTTCAGGATGATCGATTAGAGATTGAGGTCGTTGGCTGGGGCCGGGGCGAAGAGAGTTGGTCCATCTCGTATGATACGCTGTATGGCGACCCATCGACATCGGAATTGTGGATCAGGCTTGACAGCTTGCTGCAAAAGACTTTTACGCATCCGCTTCACGGCGAGATGGTCATTAGATCGTCCTGCATTGACTCCGGCGGTCACTACACGCAGCAGGTTTACAATTATGCTCGACAGAGGGCGGGGCGCAGGGTTTTTGCAATCAAGGGTATCGGCGGCGAGGGGAAGCCGATCATTGGCCGTCCAAGCAAGAATAATATAGGAAAGATCAACCTTTTTCCAGTAGGGACTGACACCGCCAAGGAATTAGTGTATGCTCGGCTCAAGATGACGGATGAGGGTGACGGCTACTGCCACTTCCCACAGGATCGAAATGCGGAATATTTTCGCATGTTGACCGCTGAGAAGAAGGTTACGAAGTATTTTAAGGGTCGCCCAAGACGTGAGTGGGTTAAGATCAGGCAGAGGAATGAAGCCTTGGATTGTAGAGTTTACGCTACCGCCGCATTGGCCGTGTTGAACCTAAATATTGAGGCAGTTTACAAGCAGGCACAAAATAGGTTATTATCCGACGAAACTTCACGTCCGTCTAGGGGTCCAAGAATGCCTAAACGTAGCGGCTTTGTGCATGGGTACAAATAATGGCAAATCTTTTCGACTCCACTAATGCTCCTGAAGGCGAACCATTCGAAATAGTGGTTGGCGACTTTTTGCAATGGAAGCGTAGCGATTTAGTCGCTGACTATCCTGCCGCCACTCACTCTGCTGAGTATGTGGCCAGGGTAACTCAGGGCGGGAGTAGTGAGATCAAGCTGGCTGGAGTTGGTAGTGAGACTGAGTACCTGTTCACCGTTGATAGTGATACATCTGAAGACTTCGACCCAGGCTACTATCACTGGCAGCTTGAAGTCACTGAGACTTCCAGTGGCAATCGCATCGTTGTCCAGCGCGGTGAATTTAGGGCTGTTGCTGATCTCGATGTAAACGGGGCTGACCCTCGGACGCACTCAGAGGTGATGCTGGATAAGATTGAAACTATACTTGAAGGCAAGGCTGACAGCGATGTCTCTAATTACAGCATTGCTGGGCGCTCTTTGACGAAGATGACTTTTGACGAACTGATGGTCGCGCGTGACAGGTATCGTCAGGAGGTTCTCGCCTATCGTCGCAAGTTGGCGATAAAGAGCGGCAGAGCAAGCGGAACAACTGTAAAGGTTAGATTTAGCTAATGGGCATTTTGGACATCTTCAGTCGGTCTAAAAAGCCGCAAAACCGCAGAAACTATGCAGCCGCCAGCAAAGGGCGGCTTTTCGCTGACTTTAACGCAAGCAATCGTAGTGCTGACAGTGAGATATATCCTGTCCTGCGTGACTTGCGGAACCGCTCCCGTGATCTTGAGCGCAACAACGAATACATGCGTAGGTATTTGCAGCTTTTGCGGACCAATGTGGTCGGTGAGGCCGGGATACGTCTACAGATGAAGGCTCGCAATCCTGACGGCGGGATGGACATGGGCGGCAACAACATTGTTGAGAATGCTTGGGCTGAGTTCTGCCGCTATGGCGGTCCTACTGTCGATGGTCAGATGTCCATGATTGATTTGCTCAATCACGTCATCACTGGCGTTGCGCGTGATGGCGAAGTGTTCCTAATGAAGGTTCGCGCGAATTATTTGCGTCAGGGGTATGCTCTGCAATTAATTGAGCCGGACATGATTGACGAAGATCACAATGAGCGCGTCAAAGGCGGAAATCCGATCCGCATGGGCATTGAGATTGATGAATCAACCCGTCGCCCTGTGGCTTATCATGTTTTGACGGCCCACCCTGGTGATTACGATTACACTACGCTGGCCAACGGTAAGAAGCGCACTCGCATTCCTGCTGAGAGGATGATGCACATTTACCGTCCAGATCGTGCGGATCAGACGCGAGGGGTGCCTTGGTCAGTTTCCGCTATAGCCTCGCTGAAGATGCTTCACGGCTATCGTGAGGCTGAACTGGTTGCTGCCCGTGTTGGCGCTGCGAAGATGGGTTTCTTTACTTCACCTGCGGGCGATGGTTTCACCGCTGACGGCTATGAGGATGATGTAACGCCGATCTATGATGCAGAGGCGGGTACGTTCCACCAGCTTCCGGCTGGCGTTGATTTCACTGCGTTTGATCCTACGCATCCAAATTCAGCCTTCGCTGACTTTGAGAAGGCTGTCTTGCGTGGTATCGCGGGCGGTTTGGGTATTAGCTATACCTCACTGGCCAATGACTTGGAGGGTACGTCTTATTCGTCAATCCGCCAGGGCGCGCTTGAGGAGCGTGATTTCTATCGCACCTTGCATCGGTTTATGATCGACCACTTCATTGATCCTCTGTTCCGCGAGTGGCTTGATCATGTTATGGGCTTTGGCGTTATTCCGATCTCAGGCACAAATAAGATCGCCAAGTTCAGCGCAGGCATATCTTGGCGTGCGCGCGGCTTCCAGTGGGTTGACCCTCTGAAGGAGATCAATGCGGCAGTTGTCGGCTTGCAGAACGGCATCTTGAGCCACACTGACATCGCTGCCAACTATGGCCGTGATGCTGAAGAGACGTTTGCCCAGATACAGCGTGACAAAGAGATGGCTGATGCGTTCAACCTGAAGATGGCTTACGAGCCGTTTGGCGACAAGCAGCCAGTCCCGGCGGAGG